CAAGTTTTTTAGACACTCCCTTTTTGTTAGAAGTTGTATAACATGAGGGATTTCAAGGCTTGCGTAGCCCGAAAAAGCGCAGTTTACTCGGTGTAAATGAGCATTTTGAGGGCAAGCGTAACGTAGAAATCACCTTGTTAGACAACTTCATTAATCAATTCTGAATTTTGAATTCTAAATTCCTATTATCTGTACCAGTTCTTTGGCATACCAGAGTGTTCGAGGAAGTAACGCTGGGCCTTCAAAAGGTTACGCGCCTGCAACACCATTGCCTTTGTTTCGCTCATAATATTAAGGTAGAACAAGCTCGCCTTAGTGTTACCCTCACCATTGTTGATACGCTTCAACTCCGACTTGGTGGTAGCTGCGATACGCTCGAAGAGCTCGTCACGCATAGTAAGCACCACATCAATATCGCGGAAGTCGTTCTCGGTAAGCATACGGTTGATGTTGCCGTAAATCTCGGCCACATCGTCGTTGATATGCTTCAAGTCCTCGGTCTGCTCCTCCGACAATCCCTTGTGGTTGTTGTCGATATGGTCAAATGCAGGACGTGTGATGTGTACCAACGCCTTAGCCATCTCGTTCAAGTAATCCACCACCTGAATATAGTAGAGCGAAAGCTCCAATCCCGAGCCCTTCATCTTACGCAATGCGGGCATTAGGCTATACTTAATCTTGTGGCACTGGTCGTACATCTCGGTTGCCTCACGCACAAGCTCCTTCAAAGCCTTTCTATCCTCCTTGAATACAGCAACCAACGTGCGGTCGTAAATCTGAGTCGAAACCTTCATCATTCGGCAAACTTCGCCAACAACAGAATCCACTTGGTCTTTGTCGGCAATGCTCTCGCTCTTCTCCTCCTTCTTCTTAGCATCGATGAAGTTACTCTTCACAAGCATATAAGCGCAAGCCACAGTAACCACCGCAAAAGCAATCGTGCCGCCCCAAATGAGCAACAATCCCACTGCGATAGCGATGATAAATGCACCGATACCCGTAACGAACCAGCCCATCACAACGGTCATCACACCTGTAATACGGTGAACAGCCGACTCTCGGCCCCACGCCTTATCGGCAAGCGACGAACCCATAGCCACCATAAAGCAGACGTAAGTTGTCGAAAGGGGCAATTTGAACGATGTACCCACCGAGATAAGCAACGCGGCAGTTGTGAGGTTCACAACAGCACGAATCTTATCGTAAGGTGCGCCATTCTTCTCCACGTCCTCATACTCGAAGCGGCTACCCACATAGTTCTTAACCGACTCAGGGAATATCTTATCAAAGAAGTTCGACATACCGAGCGAAGCACGCACGATAGAACGAGAGAAAACGTTAGAATCCTGCTCACCCGAAATCATATCGTCGCCCTGACCTGCAAGCGAAATTTCGGTCTGCGACACGTGCATCGACTTTGTCGAAGTCCAGAGTGTTACAATCATCACCACGCCCGACAAAATCAACCAGATGAACTGCGCAGGCAGATTCTCCTTCAATCCCTCCATCAGAATTGTGGTCGAGCCAGCCTCCTTTGCGATATTATAAGAATCGAGACCCGCCAAAGGCACTCCGATAAAGTTCACAAGGTCATTACCCGCAAAGGCCAATGCCAAAGCAAACGTACCCGAAAGGATATTAATTCGCAAGATATTGATACGGAATAGCTGCATAAACTGCAAGATAATCGAGCATACAATCCAGCACAAAATCAGCGAGATAAGCAAATTATCATTAATCCATACATACATTGCCGTACCTGCCAACACACCCTTCAACGCCTTGAAGACTGCGAAGTAAGCAATTGCCGTAAACGACGCACCACACCAAACCGCACCAAACTTACGGAACAATCCCAAGTAACGGAACGAGAAGATAAAGCGCGAAATCCACATTATGATTGTACCAAAGATGAATGCGATAACTACCGACAACAAGATTGCCGAGATAACTCCCATCGCGCGAGTGGTGTTGATGAATCCGCCCAAATTTGCAATCGAGAGCGTGGGGTCGCCCGAAATCTTATACAACGACACCGCAATAGCAGCTCCCAACAAGCTGAAAACCAATGCAACTGTGGTTGAAGTGGGCAATCCGAGCGAGTTGTAGATATCCAGCAAAATCACATTTGCAAACATCACACTCACATACAAAATCATAATTTCGTGGAAGGTGAACAATCCCGGATTGAACATACCGCTACGGGCCACCTCCATCATTCCGGTCGAGGTCAACACTCCGATAATAATACCCACCGAAGCCACCGCCAAGATTGTACGCATCTTAGCCACCTTCGAGCCGATTGCAGCATTAAGGAAATTCACAGCGTCATTTGTCACGCCGACATAAAGACCCGAGATGGCCAACACAGCCAACACGGCAAGCATAATAGTATATAATTCGCTCATAAAATGGTTTTTCTGCCCTGCCAAACCTCATTCTCGCCACTCCAAATCAAAATCGGCCGAATGAAAAATTGGACATTTAGGCACATTTACTGGCTCAAAGATAATAATCATACATCATATTGCCATATCAAAAAACCATCTTTAACAATAATTTAACAATCCCAGCAAGTCAAATCAAAACCTCGTTCAACCTCCCTACGATTGGCCGCACAACCGTTCTCCACTCTCGACATAGCAGCCACCACAGGCACCATATCCTCCCTACAACGAGTGTTAAGCGGCTCATCGGCCCCTATTCCTGTCGCATCACACACAGCATCGATATAGAGTGCCGTATGATTCTCCTCAGGTGGAGCATAGCGCGAAATCATCTCGCGCAACGTACAGAGCCCATATCTCACCCGATAGGTATCAAGCAACACAAACATCGCTCTATATCCCCACTCCATCGACTCAAACTGCTTGAAGGCTTTATCTCGCGAGGGGTGCACCTCGCCCTTATAGCTCACCCGTGAACGACGAATGTTTCCGGGATTGCAATTCTCTATTCCTCTACTCATTTTCGCTTCACCTCCTCTCTTATACGTTGACGCACCACACGACGGACGTGCCTTAGCAGCGGGGCATCGCTTATACGGCAGGCATTCTCAATGAACGACCACATCTCCACTCCACACACAAAACCAGCAAAGAGCTTTGTCAGATTGAGCGCAAGAAAATCCAGCACCACCACATCTATCGTGTAGGCCATACACAAAGCAGCAACCGTAAACCCCAATTTCTCCACCGTACGCCACGCCTCGCGACTCTCCAAATACCACGTCTGTCCAGCTTTGCGAGCCTCCACACGCGAGGCCATCACACCCGTCACAAAATCAAATCCTATGAATCCCACCACGCACCACACCAGCGGCACGAGTGGCGTGAACAGGGCCACCAGCCCTGCCACGCAACCATTAATGTATTTGTACAACACCTCCATAACAACTACAACGATTTAAGATATTCTGCTCGGGGTCATACTCCGCTATCTGGTCGGAGTGGCTCTCCAAATACCCCGACAACGCTCGTCGCAATGCCTTTGCCCTGACCATAAGCGACGAGGATAGCTCCTTGCGAGCCTGCTCATCGGCCGCCTTGCGATAGCTACCCACAGGCACAGCCAAACCCGCCTGCCCCGTCACCGTATTCAATCGAGGCTGCACCAAACAGCGCACAAAGGCCGCAATTGCGGGTTTCAGATAGTTTTCTACCATCTCCGTATAGCTTCCTTCGGCCACAGCCTCCAATAAACCTCCACCCACAACGGGCAAAATCCACTGCTCTATAACCGCATCTATATCGGCCACAGCTATCACCTCTGATGCAAGATACTCACCATCGGCAAATGCCAGAGCCTTCACTTCGGAAGGCGTAATTATCTGTTTCATAACTCTCTGCGACTAATTTATTTTGGTTACATTATACTTGGTTATCTCTGAGAGGTAACACTGCTGACGCTCGTCCGAAGCATCATACTCCAACCCATCGGCCTTGCGAGCCTCCCACACTTTCATATATATAGGTTTCGAGCGTGTAGGCGGACGGTTGATTATATCGAGCGACGAAGAGTCAATCCCCACAATCTCCCGTATCACACGCTTGATTGGTGTCATCAACTCCTCCTGCTCAGCCAAAATCACCGTATTGAGTGCCACCTCGTATTCGTGAAGGATTCGCTCCGCACTGAATCCCGACGAGTAGTCCAATCCACTCAATGAGCGGAACCACGAGTGAGCAATCACAATATCGCCCGTTGCTTGGTCGTGCAGTTTACTCCAATCGCCCTCGTTGCGTGACTCGATGGGGATAAAACGCGAATTGTCGCTCTCGGCTCCCTCCCTGATTACAAACATCACCTGCCCGGGATTACCTGCAAATTTACTCTCGGCAGCACGCACTATACGCTCGGCCTCCGACTCATTTTCTGCCGAAGCATCGAGCATCATCACGCCCGATAGCTGGAACGAATTATCCAAACGCGAGATATTCCAGCAATCGGTCTTATAGGCAATGGCCGACACTCCCATACCCGCAATATACTTCGGTACTCCGTAGTGCGAAAACATCGGCTCATACTCCTTGTAATGCACCACCGAGCGCAACGAGCCATCGGGCTGCTCCTCGAAGAGCGGATAGAGTGGCAGTTGACGTGCATCGGAGGGTGTGAAGGCACTCCAATCGTGGTGCATCATAACGTGCTGCGAATCACGCATTATACGACAACGCGACGCATCTTGATGGTATAGCGACAGAAACGAGTGGTTCGCATCGGTCACAATCTCCAAGAATGCATTTCCCATCAACGCCTTATCGAATGCCAAACGGCTGATAATATCTCTGAGCGACTCTCCCTCGCCATTGGCACGCTGCACCAAAGCCGCAAGCAAAGGCTCGCTCTCATCAAACGAAAAACCTTTGCCCGCTATGTAGTCGGCCTTGTCGTTTATGATACGTCGATGTGTGGTCGAGCGACGCGACATAAGCGAGAGGGCATATGGCATCATATTGTCGTCGCCCCATCGCCAAAATTTATCGCTCTGCACCACGCTTCCACTCACTCCAAACAGAGGTTCCACAGTACGGTTACCCACAGCCACAAGGCTCTTTGTTTTTGTTTCTCTCTTATTGTCATTCATAATTTTACTCAATTATTTAAGGGCCGATGTAACATCTCGACAACTAAGCACAAGCTTCGCTCGCGGTGAATCGTTCAACCCCTCGCCCGAATCAAATTCGAGTTTTTCGAGTCGCAGAGCCTGCTCGAATCCCATACGCCTACACCAGCCCACCTTTATCTGTTCACCAGTAGCCAACTCCACCAAAGCTACTACACCATCAGCTGCCGCACGACGAAGAAACTCCTCGTCGAACCACTCCTGCGCCTGATTGCGGTCGGAGCAGAGGGTGAGCGTGTGCAACACGCTCACCTGTCGGTTGTCGGCCGAAAATTGCTCGACATAACTCGAAGCATCGTCCACCAACCCAACCTCGATGCCCGTACCCCACAGTGCATACTCTATCGCACCAATCTGCGAAGGGTGGAAGAGCTCGGCACGCACCAAACCACCTACGGGTTTGTAAAACTTATTTTCGGTCATTGCTCACCTCTTTTTACTCTGTCACATTGGTATATGCACACACCAACTCATCGTCCAAAATCTCGCAACCGATTGCAAATACAGCGCGCTGACGATTCTCCATCTGGTCGGGGTTATACCACATACGCACCTCCGAGCCAGGACTATCGGCCGTATTCACCGCCATCACGAGATTGCGACGGTCGGTAAAGAAGCAGAAGTTCTGCGAGAGCTTCGATGAAGAGATTGCGGGGTCGAGGTTGATTTCGATTACGGGGAATCCGTGATACATCAACGTACGACGACCAGTCTGCGTATCGGTATAGGCAGCCGTTCCGAAGTTGTTGTCGAGGAATGACTCATACAACGAATAGATGATAGGCGATACGAAGAATGCCACCTCACCCTCATTGTAGAGACCCTTCAAGCGGGGTGAAGCCTTGCGAATCATCAAATCGAAAATCTCCTGCACGGTGTAGCTGCTCAACTGCGAATCCAAATCGCCCTTAGCGTAATAGAAGTCGCCATTCTTCACACGCTCGTTGATAATCTTCAACAAACCATCGAAGCTGGTATAACCAGTCTCCAACTCTCCGCCCTTGTCGCCCAACCACAAGTTCATACGGATACTCTCGGCAATGGCACGGCGGAACAACTCGGTCTCGGCCACCTCCAACTCTGTGCCGGTCAAATCCTCCATATTCACATCTGAGCGATTGGTGATAAGCTCAAAGATTGTCGAGAAGTAATCGCTTGCCGAGAAGGCATTTTCGGCCTTCACACGCGACATCGGAATTGTCTTCTGATAATGAGTAGTCTTTGTTCCGCCACTCCACGCCGACGCCTCATCGAATGGGCTAAGCACGTTGCCCGAGTGGTCCCACATCTGTACCACAGTTGGCATCGGCATATTGTAGAGAATACGGATTCCGAGCGACTCTGCCGAAGGGCCTGAAAGCAACGGACGGAAGAAAATTGTATCGAGTTCGTGACCTGTATAGTTCTTAGGGTTTACAATAATATTTGACATAATGTTTTGGTTTTTAAGGTTTTCAATAAGTTTTCTTTTAGGGTAAATAATTTTATCTCAATGTGTTGAATGCTCGCACATCATCGGCATAAGCCTGCTGGTTTGCCGCCGAGCGCAGGCGATTCATCGAGGGGTCCTCGACAGCCTTCACCTCGCTACGTTTGTAGAGTCGCTGACCACTATCAAATGCCACCACCGATCTACTCACAGCAGCCTGCGGAGTCTGCTCGGCAGAATGGATTGTTTCAGCAGAGTGAGCCGTTTCGGCTGAGTGAGCGGTTTCTGCTGGGCAAGCAGTACCTGTCGGACAAGCAACTTCGGCAGAACTTGCAACATCGGCAGAACCTGCCTTGTCGCCACTCGTCTGCTTCGACTGACGCTTCTGCTCACGTTTGATTTCTCGCTCACTCTTTCGCTCATTCTCACGCTTCTCGCGCTTTTCACGCCAGCCTTCCACCAACTTCTCCCAACGATACGAGAAGCGACGCATCAGATAGCGTACCACCGCTGCGGCAGCCGAATCAACAGCCTTTGCCAGCTCCTTTTTTGAGATGTTTTGCGGCAGGTCGCTCTGAGCCGCCACTTCGCCACTTTGGCTCGAAGTATCCGACGGATTATCTTGCGCATCGTTCTGTTCGGGCAAGAGCGTTCCCACCATCAATCCATCAATAATCTTATCGGCCAAGCCCGCCTCTACGGTCTCCTCGGCTGTCAGCCAGCGACCTTCACCACTATTTTCGGCCATCAGCGCGACAAATGTTTCGACCGGCTGTCCAGAGTGTTGAGCATAGAGATAAGCCAAACGCTCATCGGTCTTACGCAACAGTTCGGCACGAGCCTCCAACGACGAGGCATTACCCTCTATCGAGCAGTGGGAGTTGTGAATCAGGTAGAGTGCATTGCTCGAAATCTCACGACAACCCGCATTTGCAGCTTGCGCAATAATCGTAGCGGCCGAGGCCGTATAGCCATAACAACGTGTGGTGATTCTGGCATCGAGACTCTGCAATGCATCGTAGATGAGCAATGCATCGTTCACATCGCCACCCGTTGAACGGATATTCACCACCACCGAGGTCGCTGCCACACGCTTTATACGCTCCACCTCCTGACGAAATGCCTCAAACGTAGCCACGCTCGACGTCGCATTTTCAAATTGGCTCTGCTCCGAGACACCTATCACACCCTCGATGTCGATATAGCAGGTTTGAGCTTCGTTTCTGATTGTGATTTTGGTTTGCATAAATTTTCTAATTGGTTTGTTTTTAGGGTTTTTCAATTAATTTTTACTCTAATTTTTGTTTGTTGGTTGACTACTTGCGTTATCACCTCACATCAGTCATTCAGGCAACGCACGAATCTGCATCGTGCCACGCTGCTCCCCGCATCGTAGCTTTCGACTGATTGCAAGTTATACTTCGCACTTTCACCGCTCGATAGGAGTTGGAAGGTCGAGCCCAAATTAGGATTTTGCGAGCCATACTCCCATAGCGCAGCTACCTGCTCAGGCCAAAGCAGCAGACTCACGCTCAACGTGCGACGAAGTTCATCTCTGCGCCACTCATTGTCGTAGTAGCGATGCAATCCCTTCACCGAATCCCTATCCTCAAAGCAGAGCGTAAACTCATCTGGCAGATGAAAGGCCGCCAACGGATAACTCGTCCCATACGAAGGAAATCCCCACCTCTGGCCCGCAGGCAGAGTCCTCAACCCCTCGTAACGCACTATTCGCAATGCTCCATCGGCAAGGGCATCGGCATCACGGTCACCCACCTCCAAAAGCCAAGCCGACGGAGCCGATGCCACCACTCCCGCCACCGACAAAGTGGGCGAGAAAAGACTATGCACCTCGCGTTTTTCGCCTTGCTGGGCTACCTGCGAATCTGTCGTACGACTCCAACGGCCCAACGTGGTCTGCCACTCGCGATTGAATCGCTCCACCGCACCCTCCACCTCCGAGCGATAGGTGAGAGTACGAATTTGGTGACACCCCGCAGCCATATCCTCAGCTTTGATAGGCTCCGAGCGTAGCAGCCTGTCGCTCCAATCCACCACCTCGCTCGAATAGAACTCATCGTAAGGCTCGATATAGACCTTGCGGGCCGCCTCGTTGCTAAAAATTCTGAGGTTAAACATCTCGGCGAGCGAGGTCAACAGTTCGGCTTGTGTCACATCGTAAGCCGCCACATCGGCAAAGCTGAGTACCGAGCCGATTGATGGTGAAGCCGTAAAAATAGCCTTCAAGCGGCAATCACGACTTAGCGTAAGTTGTTGTCCCGCCTCTGCTCCATAGAGATACATTCGGTTGAAATTGTATCGGCTCGAAGGGCTCATCTTCTGAGGCTGCGTGCGGAGCTTCAATTTCACCTCGGTCGTACCTCGCTCCGTAACGTATCCATCATACAATGCCCAATCGCCACCATAGGTTTGGTACTCATTCTCCGACACCTTCACCTGCAATTCACACTCTGCGCCCGATGCCTCCAATGGCACTACCACACTTGCGGTGCGAGCCGAAAACTCGGCTAACGTTGTCGTGGTCGAGCCATAGCGGCACACCACGCGATAGGTTGCACCCGAAGAGTAGTCGAACACCACGCAACGATACGCTGTGTTGGGTTGTAACGACCCACGTCGGTCGGTAAAAGGATTCACCAAACGATGCTGCATCTGACAATCCGAGCCGATATACACGCCATCAAAACCCTGCAATCT